TGCATGTTGCCGAGACCCACGGAACCCACCGCCTCACGACCGTAGATGAAGGTCGAGTAAACGTCAGGAGCCGCAGTCGTTCCTCTCAGGAGGTTCGAAGATACGCCAGACGCAGCCGAGGAAATCGGAGAGATTTCCGTAGCGCACCAGCGTACTCCGCCCACAGAGCCGAACTCGTAAGGCAGGGTCTCTGCATATCCGCCGTACTGCTCGATGCCGACGAACCCGGTAAGGCTGCGGATGTCTTCTTCCACGTCCGGGTGGGTAATGCCGTAGTACGCCGAGCGGATGGGCTGCGAATTGTAGTTCACAGACCCCGTACCGATAGGCATGAACGTCATTGCCGACAACCGGTTGAGCTGGTTGACGGACCACTTGATGTCGTTCAGCGAAATCGACGCAGCTACGGCGGAATCGTTGGCAACACCACCCGCATAGCGGATCTTGGTGAAGCCGGTATTGAACTCGTCGCGCATGAGGGTATTAAGAGATTCCCCAGCATTTGCTCCAAGAACATCCATCAACTGAGCGCTCTTGCTGTTGACGTTGAACAGATCAACGCGTTCGTTAACCAGAATCGCGTTGCCGTACATCGCCGTCGCAACAGTGACATCAGTTACAGTCGGCCTTACCGCGTCCCTGCCGAGAAATGCGGCGGCAGTGCCGTTCACTTCTGCCAAAGCAGTAGTTACGGCGGAAAGGTTATTGATCCTGCGCCATTTGACGGACGCAGACCCTTGTGACTTTTCAAGGTTCCCGGGAAGGGTTCCGTTGAAATACGGCAGTCTCTTGCGAGCCGCCGACAGAAGCCCGCGCATCAGTACAAAATTGACTGGTGCCGGTACGTCTGAGTCGAATGCAGTGATTAAAGCAGCCATTCATTGGTCCTTAAAAGAGGGTTTCTTTTAGGACCAGATGGCCTAGTTTTTTAGGCTAGTAATTGCCTCCGCTGATGAGTTTGTTCCATTCCTGTTGAAACTCTCCAGCATCCAACTTCGACCATTTTTCGTTGGCGTCAGTCTTCTGAGTCGTTGCCATCTGGTCCCGCGAGACCTTCATGGCACGCTGGTTCTCGGCTAGTTGAGGATCCTGCCTTGCGGAGAACTTCTTTCCGATGTCATTAGCCACCACTTCAAGAGCCGCGTTCCATGCCTCCGGTTTCTTGCTTCGGTTGGTCCAGAGATTCATGAACTTCGGGTCTCTCTTCGCTCTATGCGCCAATGCCACTTCCAGAAAATCATCCTCAAGGTCCACCTTTTCCTTGACCTTGGTTACAGCGGCCTTCAGGTCTGCCTCTTCCTGACCACGGATGCGCTCTTGTTCAGCTTGCGAAAGTCGCTCGTTAATCGAATGAAGGGTCTGTCTGATTTCGTTGTCATGGACAGCAATATTTCCTGCCCACTTCCTGAATCCGTCTACGTCCAGTGCGGGGTCTGGGACTACGGGAGCCTCACGAACCACGGGCTTTTCAACCACGGGCTTTGCCGTGAACTCCTGTGCCGCTTCCTCTACATTGAACTTTGAATAAACGTCTTCCAGTGTTTGCTCCTTAGCTTCTTCAGCCATGCTTGCCTCTTAACCATTGGTAGAGCAGATCAAACCCGTTTTGCATTCCTGACTGATACATTGCTTTCGCGGCCTCCTGCTCGAAAGGCTGCTTGGGGTCCATTGGAAAAATCAAAGGCCGCATCTCTGCGGCCTCTTTCATTGCCTGTTGAAACTCGGGCGTACTTCGCAGCCGAGCCAGAACTTCTTTATTGATCATTGCAATTGATTCAAGATAATAATGATGTCTTCCTCTTCTTCGAGTTCTTCGAGCTTGCGTTGTATCTCCGCGCCTCTGGCCCTTGCTTCTATGAGTCTTGTGACTTCCTGTACGGCCTGGACAATAGGCTGGAAACTGGGCGTTTCAATCTGTCTGTAAACAACAGACTTGACTTCCTGTTTCTCAACCAGGACTTCGACTACGGAGGGCGCTTCCTCGCGTTTCTTCTTCTTTCTCCGTGGGGCGATATAGCCGGCTTTGAATGTGTATCCAGGCGCAGCAGCTACAGGTACTGATACCTCTTCTTCTGCCAAATTATTCATTAACAGAGGAAGAAGCATTATCCTAGCCCACTAAGAAAACCCCTTGTTGTAGTAGTAATAGCCGGTAAAGACCCGGATGTTTTTGCATGCGCACCTATATCCGTGTCAGGAGTGGACCAATCCCGGATATTTTCAAAGAAATCATCGAATACTTTGAGACTGTCCTCTCCTGCTCCTACCGGGTAAGTTGATACGGTAATTTGCCAATGTGCAGGAGTAGTGGGTGGCGTCGTGCTCAATGGACTTGTGCCCTGAATCTGCGCTTGCGTCGAGTTAACCCCTGTTCCTTCGTCAAAACCAGCCCCATAAGTACCCGTTACAGGATCAGTACTTGCAGATGAATTGTCCGGAGCGACTATGAGATTGTTTTTTACCTTGATATTAGTCGGGTCTGGAGTAGATGCTTCATTGAAGAAAACCAGGGTCCCGGTTGCTCGGCTGCTATAGTGCGTATTGTGATATACCCAAACTGAATCTACTGTTTGTGAACTCGCTTGTGGGGCAATCTGTATTCCTGTTTCTCCAGCAGGGGCAGAACTCAATGAAGTATCAAACAGATTATTTCTTATCGAAATAAGTTGTCCCTCAAACTGAAAAGGTACATTGGTATTACCAGCTCCAGCACCACCGAGAATGATCCAGTTTCTTTCTACAATTGAATTTCTAAACCTAGTTTCGGGAAGACCAGACGTAATGGTTGTATATGAAAACAACGGATTCACACCGGCCCCGCCAATCATCTTGTTATCTGAGACAATATTTCTTTCTGTGTAAATCTGGTCTTCCAATGTATAGAAACCCAAGACACCAGAACCAGTTCTATCCGCTACGTTATAGCACACGCCGCGAATAGTCAGACAAGTCTGGAAAGCCGTACCGATCTCATTATTGCTGATTACCGCGTTTCTGCTCCATTGTGTGCGAATACTATGTGCGTTCGTGGCAACAGTCGTCTTATTACCAAGAATGACAAGATTTTCCGCGCCACCAAAGATGTGATATTGATCCACGGTGTCTATAACGCAACCTACAATGAATACGTTTTTGTAGATGTTCTGAATCTTTGTAGGATTGTTATGAGCATCCAATGTGTTAATTGGGAAATACACTCCATGTGATGTGTTGGTAATATCACAATTCAGGACAAGTAAACCATCTACTGTTCCTCCCAGAGTTATCGTGTTACCAGCCCCGCTCGCCGGCATACTTAGATCGACTATTCGCCAATCTGCGAAATCATTATTCGTGCTGTTGCCAAGAGAGAATTTTCCGACGTTCCCGGTAATGCTTGGTTTTGTACCAGAACCATAAGGATTTGCTCCTATCGTTCCAGGACCATCTACAATAACTGACGCAGCACTAGAAGAAGCAAAACTGTCACCCCACTCGAAATACAAAGCCCTGTTAGTGGCTATATCAGTAGCAATTGCCGCATCAAAATCACTCGTGCTATCATGTCTGAAAACAGTTGTTCCATTATCAGCAGGAGTTCCTACAGCATAGGTCGTATCGTTGGAGTAAAAATGTCTCTGAGAATAAACCGTGGCTGGATCGGTAACAGTAATTACAACAGAATTTTGAGAAATACTAACACCATCAAAACCCGTAAGAGTTACCGTATAGGTACCGGGATTCTCAAACACATGAGAAGCAAGAGGACCATAAGCCACATTCTTGCTTCCTGATCCCGTTCGTGTTCCATAAGTCCAAGCCGCATTACCATTGGAATCTCCGAAATTCCACGAGTAATAAACCTCATGAAAAGGATTAGACGTTTGTGTACTTGTGGTCCCAGAGGCGTCAAAAAATACAGCTAGAGGACCAACTCCACTTGTTCGACTTGCAACAAGAGAAAGAGAAATACTCATCCGCCGATTACTCTCTGACCACCACCACCCGTATTTACTCCATCATCCAATTGATCGATGATGAGATGGATAAGGGGAAATGTCGTCGTTGTGGTAGTCCACGCTCCTGCTGTTCCAGCAGTCCATTCTCTCGTGGCAAGATAGGTTTCTGCATTTACTCCATGGAATGCACGAATGGCATTTGAAACAGTCGCAGTCGTGAATTCTCCCAATCCAATATTATTCGCGGTATCTGCCCTCACTCCAGCATAGTAAGTCGTATTGATGGTCAAGGTTTGCGGTGTAGTGAACCAGAGATCAACATAACCATCATTGGTAGTACTGATCGCAAAGTCACCATCTTCCGCAACCTGTTGCAAAGCCTCGCCATCCACATCGCCGCTTGCGTCCCAAAGAGAGAACGTAAAATCCGCACCAGCGGCGATATTGAACATTCCTACTCGCATTCCAGCTACTCTGCACTTGAACGGAACCTGAAAGCGAAGTGCGCGTTCATCTGGAGCCGTTCCACTGTTATAGGCTGTGATTGTTCCTGCTCCAGTCAATGGAAGCAATCCTGCAAGTGGTGTAACTCCTGCTGTAGTAAATTGCACAATCCATTCAAAACCATTTCCTACTGTGGCCCAAGTTCCAGCACCAGCATCTTGCAAAGTTAACGGGTAATGACCATCACTCACATTTTGTGGACCACCAAGAAGTGGTCCAGCACTAAGAGCCATATTCGGCGTTCCGCTGGAGTTCACAATGATGATAGCGAACTCATTACCAGCCGTAAGGCTGGCTGCCGCAGTCAATGTAGCTGTTTTCCAGACGTTATCATCACCATCGGCTACAGCTACAGTGACATTCGTGTTAGCTGCAAACAATGTTCCGGTAGGCCTCCCATTAGTGACCGTCTCGATACGAATATCCAATGTACTGCCAGTAGTCACCGTACCAGTGCGAAAATAAACCGTAGTTAAAGAATCTGTAATTGGTGATCTGCCAACCCATGCCAAACGGTCAGTAGTCGAATCAAAAGTAACTGTACCCGCACCTAAAGAATAAGCTGCATCCCCGCCAGGAAGTTGCAACGGAGGCCAGTAAGTCTGGCCAATTCCTACGAGAGCCATCAGATCACCACCGTTATTCCGGTTTGCAGCAAAGTTGTCTCTTGCCCAGAGGTTTTCCCCTGAGCATGAGAGCGCACCAAATATTTCACTATCCCCCTCAATTCATCTGCAGAAAGAGGTTGCATAATTTCGTCCATGTCTACCACAAACTCTATCGGCGTCCCTAAATTCTCAGTAGCGGAGATTGTCAAATGACCACCACCAGAACACACGTTTGTTACATTGATTCTTATAGTGGACATAATCAATTCTCCCAATGCTGTGGTTCCAAAAATATCATCTCCTAGCGCCATTTAAAACCACCATCCCCAACTGCCTTTCTGAACGACAATATTGGTATTAGACGCAAGTTCATTCGCGAAACGCGCAGCAAATGTCCCATTGGCTGTACACAAATATCGTCCTTTGATCCTGACGTTCAGATCGACAGCCTGCGTGACGGTCGTGGTCAGCAGCGTCATGTCATCTCTCACCGTGTTGTGGCGTTCCGTGTGCGTTGCCACCCCAGCAGCGCCATTGGCGATCACATCCGACCCGGCCCAGAAGTCGAGTGTTCCAGCGGGACAATTCACTCCGGCCTTCCAGCCTGTGGCTGTTGCAGCGGACTGGAACGTAATGTAGAACTCGAAAGCATAATCGGTACCGCTCACAACCGAAAATGTCAAATCGGTGATATCCGTAAATACACCTGCTCCGGCATTGATGGTCTGATCTGCTGTCGTACGCAACAGATTCATTCCACCCCCGCCACCAGGAGGCGCTGCGAATGCACCATCTGCCCTCAGAAAGTTTGTCGTGCCACCGGGGAAACCATTGTGGGCAGAGGTAATACTGTGCGTCAGTGGTGTTCTCGCATCACTCAGACGAGAATCATTCGTCAGTACCGCAGTACCGCTGATATCACTTGCTGCATGCGTGTGTCCATCCAGATTGTCGTAGATTCTCTGGAACAAGGATTTACCGGCTGACTGAAAAACTGTCGAATTAACAGCATGAATCGCCGCCGTGGTCCCACTATAACCACGGGTCAATGTATTGAATGTGTCTGTCGTTCTTGTCGCACAGTGAATCCACTCATTCTCGCAACGGAAAATGAAGTCTGAGGATGGGAACTTGGCTCCCTGCCCAGACTTCACCGCAAGCGAAGTTGCAGCCGCAGAAATCTCCGCGCTTAGTTCCCCAACCGCGGAATCCTGAAGGTTGAACCAAGTAGACGGAAAAGTTGGCATTTACTTGTAGAACACAGTGATTGCCACGTCATTCGCAGCAGGCGCACCAGTGTCGTTATCTGCAAGAGCGGTAGTCGCGTAAGCACACAGGGCGGTATCGAAAGGCACACCCAAGCCACCGAAATTCTGAACCAGAGTCGTGTCGTCACTGGCGTTTCCCGGAACGGGAATGGTCAGGAACACCGCGGTCGTTCCAACCGTGGTATTGGCTGCTGTTGCGTTTGAAAACTTAATGTACCTGGTTGCGGTGGCGAAATTGGTAATTGTCACGGCATAAATCTGGCCTGCCGAGGTCTTGACATCTTCCTCGGTCTCGTCCAGGTCAAGAGATCGAAAGATAGTCAAACCCCCTGCCGTATGCGGCTGAGGCGTGACAATGACCTTGCGGTCAAGTGTCATTCTTGCCGCGCCTGCGTCACCTTCGTCTACGGAATCAGTGGAAGCCTCGTCTGCTTCGAATCCGGCCATCATCACGGACGAAGTGGCTGGAGTAAAAGCAGCATCATCAACCAATACAGGATCGTCGATTTTCTGAAGAGCAGTTAAAGCTGTGCCATCTACTTGTACTGCAAACGTGCCAGCATTCGTAACCGCATGTGATGCGACAGTCACCGTACCCGTTACATTGACAGTCGCATTACCAGAAGAGTCGATATTCAGTCCACGTTCGTTCCCGGCGTTGTCCCTGATCCTGACATAAAGGTTTCTGTTCGCCGACATCCTGAGAGCACCGCCATCACCCTCATCTACTGAGTCAGGAGTGGTATCGTCGAACTCGGCTCCGGTCATCACCACGGAAGTAGTAGCTGGAGTGAAAGCGGCGTCATCTACAACCTGAGCCGCACCTGCTTTTGCCGCAACCCACAAAGCACCTTCTGAGTCGGTGCGCATGGTCGTGTAGTCCCCGTCCGCAGGGGTAAGCGTAGTTAAAGCATCATCACGGACAACCAGAGGAACGACTCCGGTATCCGTTGCTCCCGGAATGGAATCTATGGCTTTGCCAAGATTCGTCGCACCTGTTCCTGGAATAATGCTCAGGACATCCACATCACCGATGTTGTTGGTCCCGGCCGGAAGAGCATTGGTGAGCGAAGTAACCGCAGTGATTGTTCCGGTTACAGGAAGCGGATTACCGGAGGCCACGTCTCCATCATTAACACCATCAGCGCCAATAATTAATTTGACACGTTGATATTTAATACCACCAATATCATCTGTTCCAACCGTGTCTCCACCAGTTCCAACATTCAGTATAGTATTGTCAGCCATTATTTATCCTCAACATAAAATACCCTGCCGCTCGGCGCGGTAATTTTCATCTTTCTTGGTTTTTTAATGGTTTTCTCCATATTGAGGATCTTCGCAGTTACTTTCTCTTCTGTATTTTTCAGTTCATCACGCACTGAAGCTAACGTCCCATTCTGTAGTTCGTCTTTAAGAGCATCACGCATAGAGTGAAGTGCGTCCATATGCTTTTTCTCGCGTTCTTTGGAACGCTTTTCTGCCTGTTCCAGAGTCTGGATTCCTTCTGATTCCATCTTTTCATGCTGAAGATCAGCCTCCCTTTGTTGTATTTGGGCATTGGCATTTATTTCTATCAGTCTTGCTTCGTGGGCAAGGCGTATTTTCTCCATCTCTGCTTGATGTTGCAGGATGATCTTCTGCTCTTCCTGCTGAAGTCTTACGCCCTCAGCTTCTCGCTTGGTCTGCGCGTCGATGACTTTTGCCTGTTCGGCCATCTGCGCTTTCGTCAAGGCCTCTTGGGATTTGGCTAGTTCTTCCTGTAGAGGAGCGGTAGCCTCTTGAACTGCTGCTTCTACCTGAGAAGCCGGAACCATGTCCTGTTGCTGGTTTACGAACCTCTCCGGGTTTTTAACTCCCGCATCCCGATAGGCTTCCAGCAAAAGGTCTTGGGGTTTCAGAAGCGGTGCAAAGAGAGGATTCTGCGAAGCAAAAGCTGTTACCAATCCCATCTTCTCTGCCCGTTGTTCTTCACCTAACACCCCTCTTGCTCCTACAACATCGAAGTGGGCTGTTTCGGCGTATTGCTTCAGATCTTTGTCAGTGACCCTCACGAAGTCCTTGGATCTCATGTCCTCGTTGTAGAACGAATACTCTTTGAGGTATTTGATGTTCAAGGCGTGCTGCATGTAGAGCCAGGTCTGAAGATTGCGGTTGAGCTTTCGGATAAAGTCAACCGTCCTGACTTCTCCCGCCTGGGCTACTTTGCTGACCTCGAAAGCGGTCTGTCTGTCGGCGGTTGGAACGGCGCTCCTGACTTCAGAAACGCCCGTGCCCGCCTGCATCTGCCTAAGGCCCATTTCCAAGCCCTGAAGAGCCCAGGACGGCTCTCCTATCTTCACTTCCTGGAAAGCATTCGAGCCCTTTGAAGGCGTCTTGACTCCTGGCGCGATAATGGGGCCGTCGTTCTGCACCATGTACGGGTCGTTCCCGTCATACACGATTGGAGGTTCGGTATTCAAAGCAACCGAGTCCACGAACTTATTTGCGAGTACAGAACACAGCTTCTGCATCGGGGACTGCTTGATCAAAGGGCTTGTGAAGTACGGGTCCCGGATGTCCTGCTTTTCATACCCCCCGAAAATCACCGAAGGATAAGGCAATTCGTTCGCTTCCCAGTAAACAATGACTCCGTTTGCGATCATCGCTTTCGAGTTCGGAAGATAAATGTCTCCGTCCCCTCTCTCGATTACGATGTCTCCGTAGTACGTTGCAAGCTCAACGTCTTTCAGTTCGGAGTCGTCGCGCTTTTTAGGCTCCTCGCTCTTCCCCGGTTTGGACTTCGGAATCTTCTCGAACTGGGAGGGCATCCAGCCTTCGCCCTTCCTCTGCTTCAGTTTGTACAGAGGCATGTAGGACACGATAATCATGGAACCACGATAGAACATCGAGGTCCCGATGACTCTCGGAGACATGTCGGGATAGCAGTTCCACATCGAATGCGGAACCCACGTAGGGGCTGCTATTTTCTTGACCTTCGCCCCATCCTGAACTTCCATTTCCTGGTCCCACAGGATTTCAGCTACATAAGAGCCGTGGTGGAGGGCTTCTTTAATGGACGACTCTACCGAGAGTTGAAACCCAAAATCGTTCTGCTGCTGGGCCATCAAAGCCTTAAGCAACCCGTCAACCCTTACCTGGGTTTCCTCGTCGATGGACTCGTTGCCTTCCTCATCCACGCTCTGAGGGATTTCTACATGGGCTTCAAACCAGTCCCGCTCTTGAGGGAAAGTAATCCTCATCACGTCGGCAGAGATGATTTCTGAAGCCTTTGAGAGTTCTCCCAGTTCAAAGGCAGAGTTCCACGTAGGTTTGACCTCTTGTCCTTCCTGGGTGAATCTTTTCATCGGCTGCATCTTCAACTGCCGATCAACTTCTTTCCAGATGGTTTCGTGATCCTTCCGGTACTGAGAATCCCGCCTGTGGTCGAGTTCCTTCTTTATGAATAGACTGACGTTCTCCCAGTCCTTTTGCCTGATCTTTCTTGTTTTTGGTTCTTTGTATTCCATTACCAGTTCCCAATTCCTATCGCGACCTGGGGTTTCTTGAGTTTCAGGGTCTTGGTAGAGGCGTGACGAAGCATCATGTGGCCGTATCTCACCGCAGAAATCACATCGTCCATGATGTCAACGACCTTCCCGTTCTCGTCACGGTGATACATTCGCTTCTCCTCCATGAAAATAGGACACGTTCTGAAGACCTTGAATTTGCCGTTTTCCATCCTGTCGTAAAGATCAAGCAAAGACTTCTCTCTTGAAATCCCACCTTGACCCTCTTCCTGTCCCTGTGCGTAATCCGGAGGATTGGTCGCTTTTTCTCTGAGCATATTTAGTCCGGCAATTGAGTAAGACTCTCTCAACTGCTCTCCCGTACCTTTCTCTGTGTTCAAACCATCATGGGGCCAGGAGACGGGAATCCAGCTTCCCCACTTCTTGATGGTGTCCGCATGCTGAGTAGGAATCTGTGCTTTAACCCTGTATTCAGCGGTGAGATAAACCGTATCCGAGTCTCTGTCCCACGCGAGCTTTCCCGCTGCAAAGGGATGTCCCCCTTTACTTCTACCCCCACCGAAGTCGATTCCGACAATCTGCGGCCAGTAGTCCGGTATCTGGATTGGATCGACAAGAAGCTGTTCATCTGGGAAAGGGAAAATAAGCCCCTGCCCGAACATCGGAATGCCCTTCGATCTCATGTCCCGCTCATGCTCAGGGAAGGCTGCTAGCCGCTGTTCTTTCTCTTCCTCGCTCAAATGCGGCGCATCGGCCCAGGTCGCTTGAATAAGAGTCTGGCCTTTCTTAAGATCGTTGGAAAACTGAATGACGGTCTGCGTCATTCCCTCTTCCGGAGTCGCGGTTATATAGAGAATCGCGTTGATTCTTGAAAGCGTCCCGCGGATGAACTGCGACCAGATGTCAGAAGGAGGCTCCTCATCCAGCCAGCCCACATCGAACCGGATTCCCATGAAGGCTTTCGGTTTCTGGTCGTAGGACATCACCGCGACTTTCGACCACCGCCCGGTGATGTGCTTGACCATAGCTTCACCTATGGCACCTGGAATACCGGGCTTCATCTTGAAGTTGGTGTTCAGGTACTTCTTGGGAATACATCCAGTTCCAAGACTCTGTTTGTCCATCGCATCGCCAAACAGAATCTTCTGCACTACTTTTACAGCGGCGTCGTTGGTTTTTGCTCCAACAACCATCTCAACGGGATAATGAAATCTTGTTCCTGTAAACCACTCCGGATAGATTCCGGTCAGGTGCATCGCCGCCTCCATCCCGCCGCAGATCGTTTTCCCAACCCCGTTCGCGGCCATGAGAAAGCGTTGTTTCGCAGGTTGTTCGGTGTCAAACCCTATCGCGTTGTGGAACTTTCTTTGATAAGGGTAGGGGTCGTACTTGGAGAGTCTGTTTATCGAGTTGACGTACTCAAGCTCTTCGAGGGTCTTGACGATCTCGCGTTCTAATGCCTGACTATCCAAAGCTCACCATAGCCCTGTACTCGTCATGCCAGACCTGAGCGTATTCGCAATCCTTGTAATCAGCGAAACACGGGGTTCCCTTGGTGTAGTGGAGAAGTTTCACGTTCTCTGACTTTGGATACACTCCGACAAGGTGATTCCACGCTTTAGGCATGTCGGCTACCTGATCTTCCTTGCACCATCCGAACTGGTGAAGATCCAACCCCGGAGCCTTCTCCACATAGTCAGGAGTGAGCTTTTGACAAAGAGCGTTATTGAAGACCATGACCGAGGACCAGTTTTTTCTCTGGTACCTGGTCTGGATTTGGCCGAGAAACTTGGTCTCTTCGGTCGGTTCATAGTTATGCTTTACTACCCTCACTGCGTAGTTGTATTTGTCCATTAAAGTCATGTAGCCCGAGAGTTCAGCTACATCACCCAGACACACCATGTCCCCGTCCATGAAGACTGAAAAACCTTCAAAGTCGCAGATGAACGGAACCAGAAAACGGGTAATGGCGAAGTCCGTGGAGTCGAATTCCCCGCGCGGGCGCGAAAAAAAACCGCGTAGGCAATCGCGGTTTAAGGGGGTGATCGAGACGGGTATCGTACTTCGTCGCAGAATCGAGTGGCAGAAGACGTGATAGGCTACAGATTCGTTTTTATCGTAACCTACGAACAGTCTAAGCACTTTCCTCCCACGCTCTTCCTAACTGCATCTCCTCCGGGAGCCATTGCGAATAACTGAGGCTCCAGAACAAAGACTCTCTCTCCGGGTAAATCGGTGTATCAAGATAGGTCACGTCTTTCAAAGCACAGGGGTCGGCAGCATTAAGTCCTGTGGTAAACACAGGTACTCCGAACCTCAAAGCGTCCAGGGCGACCGCAGAGGTATGCGTCACTACACACCAGGCGTCTTTCAGGGCATCCTCTATAGGGCCTACGGCGTCTTTCTCCCTCACCACGATTTCTCTCTTGGTGACTTCCTTCAGCCGCCTCAAGGTCTTGGTCCGGTAAGTCACGATATCCAGACCCAGAAAGCGGTATAGGTGTTCCGTCGAAAGACAGAACAGGACTTTTGAACCGTCTTTCTTCCAGGGCTTCAGTTCAAGGCTATGCTGTTTCTTTATGTGCTCCCACCGATCCGGCTTTCGCTCTTTCAGTTCGGTTTGCTGAAAAGCGTTCTTTGTGAAGCGGTAGTAGGAATTTCTCCCGAAGTACCCGTTGTCCAACTGGTAGTAGTTACACCCCGCAGCCTTCGTTGCTTCAATGACCGCAGGAGAACCCCTGATTAAACCCCATACAATCGAGTCCCCGCCCCTGTAGGAAGGCTTTCCTTCCTCGTACAGCGGGCACTTGAGGTAAGTAGCCATCGCTCTTGCGACGTGCATCCTGATAGGGGTAGCACAGCCGTAGACCGCTATTGCCATACCAGAACCGAATAAGCGTCGTGGTACAAAGAGCCGAAATGGTTTCTCTTCAACTCCAGAATTTCTGCACCTGAGTTTATAACTGCTTCAAGATAGCCTTCCAGATAGCCCCTCTTTTTGTGGTATTGAACCGCGAGGTAATCGAGAAGATTGTCTTCGTAAAGCTCTAAAATAGGTTCCACATGAACCACGACTTGAGGCTTTGCTTCCAACAGAAAATCAAGGAAAGGTCTGAAGTTCTTCCCCAACTGTTCAAGGGCATGAAAAGTCACCGCAGCCCCTGGTATTTCCATCTTCACTGGGTTGAACATATCGAAGACTTCTGCTTCCGCGCCAAAGGCTTTCAACTTTGCTACCGCACTTTCCGACCAGTCGAATCCTTTCCAATTAGAGGTCTTGTTATGCCCGTTTCCACAACCGAACTCATAAACTGGCATGTCGGAGCAGTACTCTCTTAAAAGCCCGTCCCTGATCTCGCAGAATCTGGAGTATTCATAGCCGTTGGGAACGCGCTTGAATTCGCCGTGTTCCCGTATCACGTCAGAGCGGTAATAAGGAGGCGCAAGCCCTGTATGCTCAGACCAGCACGCATTCCATCTCTCCCTATCAGGCTTGGGTTTCGCTGATTCAATTCCCTTCAGGACTCGGAGGATAATTTCCTGATCTTCTCGGCTAATTGTTGTCTCTCTTCTCTGGTTTCATCCAGCATTCTCTGAGCGAACATCCCGTCTCCATCGGCACGGGTTCTGGTGTAAGTCTCGTCCCTCACCCTTTCGTGCCTCATCCTCACTTCCGGGACGCTAATCAGTGTTCCGGCTCTTTTAGCTATGTCCGCATACCAAGTGTCAGGCCCGAAGTGCTTGAAGTATTCAGGCCAAAGCCCTACGGTCTCGACCCACTTCCTTGTGAAGCAGGGGTTGCACGAATCCCCCATGTCGGGATAAAGCACGGCGAGATCATGATTGGGCATCTTCCTTCGGAAAAGATCATCCCAACCCGGCGTCTCCCAGGTGATGTCGTCTGAGCCGAAGTAGAACATATCGCCCATCGCCAGTTGCAGCATGTGGCGGATCGCTTCTCCCGCCCGCCTGGGAAGGCCGACAATGAGCCTGTTTTCTGGTTCCAGATCGCGATATGCAGCTACTTGCGGGTCCGTCTGGTCCACGTAAACCATGATCTCAACAGACCCTTCAGAGGTCCGCTTAATGGAGTCTATGGCCCTCTTGCACATCTCCGGCCTGCCTCTACTGGGCAAGAGAACGGATAGCATCGCAGACCATGTCTACAGTGATCCAATCCAGGGCTTTGCGGCAGTGAGCACAGGCCTTTGGCGAGCCGCACGAATGGGTTCCTGAATGGAGGTTGATATGGGCGTCATAACCCAGGATCTTTGGGGAAACCAGTCCGCCCCAAACAACCACCGCTCGCTTTCCAAGGGCGGCGGCGGCATGATGTAAGCCCCCGTCTGTCCCGACGAAAAAGTCTGATCTCTCCAAGAGGGCGCAGGCTTCTCTGAAACTGCCGGTTTGAATCTGCTCAACGCCGTCGAGCTTTCTTCCTTTCCCCTGTATGAATCGATAGGGTAGATGTTTGACGACTTCCTGCCACTTTTCAAAACCCCAGTCTTTATTACCACCAAACGAACCCTTGATGTTGGGTTCGATGTAGATGAATCCGGAGTCTTTGAATCGGCCTCGCTCGGCATCGGTAAGAAAAATTTCCCCTGGTTCGGCTTTGAAGTTCGGGTTATAGACAACTCTCTCAGGCGTCGTTTTGAGATTGTCGATGTAAGGTCGGTTGAACATCACGTTATTGACCCACACCGCACCCGGATAGACGGCTTTCGACAGCTTTGGATTATTGTCGAAAACCTCTTCCCACTTGATATCCCTTCCGTCGCCTACGCAGATCGGCTTGTTATGTTTAGCGTAGGCTTTCTTGACGATGGAAGTGACAATGAAGTCGTCACCGAATCCGATGGCATCTCCTCCACTCATCGAGGTTTCGGTAAACCAAGGCGGATTTGTACCAGGGACTTGTTTCTTTATTCAGTCCCCAGCGCCAGTTCATCTGATTCCTCGATCTCGCCGTCTGTAGGGGAGCGAGGATGACTTCCACTTTCTTACCTAAAGCGCCTGCAATATGCGCAACAGTGGTGGAAACACACACCACCCTGTCAAGCACCGAGACCAGAGCGACAAGCCCTTCCATGTCATCTCTAACGTCAATATGAGGAAGTTCTGGTTCCTCATCCCACGCAAGATCGTATTGAAGGCTTACTCCGGGCGGGAAGTCTTGAAGGGGATAAAACCCGTTTCTGCCTCGCCAGCTAATGCCGATTCGACCTCGGTATTTCTCCATCTCCTCGATACGAGCCGGGTCTGGTGCAAGAAATGGCGTTCCAGGGAAATCAGCTCTTGAGCGTCTAAGCAGTCGTGGTAAGTCTCCAAACCCGATGTAGTAGTCGTAGCCTTCGAGGAGTTCTCTTGCCTTGGTGAGTTCTTTGCCTTCGTTTCGGTCATAAACTGGGCATCCGAAGTTTCGCTCGAAGATGGATTTCAGTCTTGGGATACAAGTTATTCCGATCTCATTGGTCTTCTGAATCTCGGGAATGCAGGAGGCGAACATGATTTCATCACCTAAACCCTGCTCTCCAAGAATCAGGACCCGGCCCTTCTGGCCTTCCCAGCGGGGCTTTTGTAAGGCCGTGGGATTTAGCCAAAGCATCGTGGCCCACGGGTCCCGGAATTCCCATCCGGTCCAGTCGTAATTTCCCAACATCAAATTCGCACAGCAGATCCTGAATCTCCACTCAGGATCTTCTGGAAGTTCTCTGAAGCGCCCTTCCCGATGCGCTTTTCTCAGGCGCTTCTTCATCAGCTCCCTGGAAACCTTACCGCCCCCATCTGAGCGGTCTATTACCAACTCAAGAGCTTGCAGGTTAGATGTTCCCATGCACCGAATTGGTCAGCATCCGATAACCCTTTAACAACTCTTTTATTCCCGTATCGAGATCCACCATCGGCTGAAACCCGGTTTTCCTGATCTTCTCGTCCGAAACAATGTAGTCCCTTTGATCCGGATCTTTATCGAAGTCGGCTTCTATGAAAGTGAATTTGGAGTGCTTGTTGATGGCCTCACACAGGCTTTGCTTTGTTAAAGTCACCGCGCCGACGTTGTAAATGCCTCTGAGGTTATTTTCCAGAGCGTGAAGAAATGCCATCGCAACATCGGTTACGTGAACGCAGGTCCTTCTATACCGTGCTTCAAAGAGAACGAAAGCCCTGTCTTTCTGCGCCCTCCAGACGAAATCGTTCACCAGAAGATCAAGTCTCATCCTCGGAGACATCCCGAAGACCGTGGCTAACCTGAGACTTATGCTCTTGTCTCTTTGAAGAAGAGCGTTTTCGACTTCGAGCTTGTGTTCCGCGTAAGTCGAGAGCGGATTCGTTTTGTTTTCTTCAGTACAGACTTCCGCATTGCTCCCGTAAGAGCTTTCGGTCGTCGGCATGATTACTAACTGCTCTTGAGCGAGGTTCTTGAACATCTCCAGCGGAGCATGAAGGTTCAACAAAGCAGCATCTATCGGGTTCAGGTTGCACAGCGGAACCCCCACCAGAGCAGCCAGAGGAATAATCACGTCAGCGCGTCGAAGGAACGGCTTGACCGAAAGCGAGTCTCTACAATCAACTTTGTAAACATCGAAGTTCTTTTGCTTACAGAGTTGGGCTAGAGAATTCTGCCTGTAGATGAAAGAATCGAGTACGGTGACTTCGTGCTTCTCCAGCAGTTTTGGTACGAGGACGGAGCCGATATACCCAGCTCCCCCGGTTACGAGGATTCTCAGGTCATGTTCTCTAGTATTTCCTCTCGCGGCAGGGGAGGGTCCTGGTCGTGAAGTTCCTGATCGAACCTCGAAATTCTCGGGTAGTAGTCGTAGAAGTCGTGGTGTACTACGTCTATGATGGCCGGGAATGGCTGTTTTACCACTTCGTCAATCTTTTCTTCGAGATTGCAGTAACAGTCGATCCTGTCTACCACTGGCACGTTATAGCCTCTCGCAACGGCTTCAAAGTTGGGCGGGCTATACCCATCCGGCCCACAGGCCAGAAATCTCGATCCGTAGTTGGACTTTTGGTAAAGTTTTGTGTTGCCGTAGCAGTGGTTATTGAGGATGAACGTTTTTACATTACATCCGTAGTTCAACATGGTCTGGATTTCCTGGAGGTTCATGTTAAAACCTCCGTCCCCGATAAGGCAGATGACTGTCCTTTTTTCCGAGAACCACGCACCTAGGGCTGCGCAAAACGCGAAGCCCATAGCTGTATTGCCGTTGGATGTAAAGAGCCTCTGGCCCCACTTGGATTTGAAGCAATGCCCCATCATAATCACGTTGCCGCCAGTATCCGAGACGACTATGGAGTCGTTGGGCAAACGCTCTGAGAGTTTGCGGACGAACCCATAATGATGAAACGACGAGAGCATCTCCGGTTTTACCGGATCGTATTTGACTGCCCAGTCCTTGCACCTTTTCAACCACGGCTCAAAATCTAGTTTCTCTCCTCCAAGTTCCCGAGTGAGTCCAGACATGAACTCTCCCGCATCCATGAGGATGTTTCTACCTTTAACAGGCTGCCACTCTGGATTAAGGAGTCCGGAGTCAATGTCAACGAAATACCGCTTGGCATGGGGAGCAAAGTTACTGGGTGTCCCACCCGTGATGCGTCCAGAAATGCGCGATCCAATAGAGAGGAGGAAGTCAGAGGCTTGAATACCAAAATTCCTTCCGGGTCCGCCGTAAGTGCCGACCACGCCCGCGTAAGTCTCAAGATCACTCGTGACAATATCGAGGGCATTCCAGGTCGCATAAGCGGGTATCCTTAAGACTTTGGTGAGTTCTAAAAACTCCTGTTTGTAATTCTGAACACCTCCCCCGATCAGCAAAACAGGTTTCTTGGCCTGTCTTAACTCAGAGATTAGCTCGCTGTACATCAACAGGGAGGTCTAATAGAACAGGCCCCGGTCTACCAACTTTCGCAAGGTGGATCGCCATGTCCAACATGGGAAGAGCTTGTTCGGGGTGTAACACTGTTGCGGCGTACTTGGTAATGGGTCCTACGATAGAAACGATGTCCGTTTCCTGAAAACCCAGTTGCCTTATTTCAGGACTTGGTTTTATGAATCGGGTTTGAACCTGTCCGGTGATGAAAAGACACGGGGTCGAGTCGTAAAAGCAATTTCCAATTCCAGTGACCATGTTCAGGCCCCCGGGACCGGAAGTACTCATTGCAACGCCGAACCCTTTTACTTTCGAATAGCCTTCGGCCATGAAAGAGGCGCTTTGTTCATGCATGGGACAAACGTATTTCAGCTTGTCCTGTCTGGTGAAGGCGTCCCAGAGTTCTGCTATGGCTCCCCCATAGACTCCGAAGACGGTATCGACTTCTAAAGCTAAGCGGGCAAGGATTGCGTCTGAAACCAAGTCAGCGTCCTTTTTAGACCTTCTTCCATCGAAACCCTGGGTCTCCAACCGAGTGCTTTCAGCTTCGTGCAATCCACCCGCCTTGCAGGTATTGCGGTGGGCTTGGAGAGATCGTGTTCGATGTCGGGTCTAAAAGCTGCATGACCCAGAAGAACGTCTACAATCTGGTTAACCGACATCTCTTCACCAGAACCGACGTTATAGTCTCCGGGTTCGCAGGTCTCTCCGAAGGTCATGGCTTCTGCGAGGTCGTCAATATAGATAGCGTCCCGGACCTCGTTTCCGGTTCCCCAGATCACAAAGGGATTCTGTCTTTCAGCGACCTTTCTTACGGTCGCCTCGATAACGTGTGAGTTCTGAGGATCGAAATTATTTCCAGGTCCGTAGACATTGGAAGGGCGGAAAAACACCGTCTCCAGGTCTTTGTGCATCATCGCAAGGCGCTTTATGAAGCGATGCGCATTCCCGGGGACGAAGTAAGCAGGATGTAAGTCACCTTCCAGATACTGCTCTTCCCGCATCTTTTCCGGAGAATCAGGGTATCCAGTGGTAGAACCGACACACACAACCCGCTTGACCCCTGCTTTTACACAGGCTTCAAAGACGTTCATGTGAATCTTGACGTTCGGGTAAACAAAGGACATGGGATCTGAAGCCATCCTCCCTACCCCCCCGGTCTTGCCGGCACAGAGGTAGACGGTTTCAACCCCTTCCAGATCGACCCAGGAAGTGTCCAGATCGAGACGACCTGCAGTGTTGCCTGGATAACCACCAGAGGTCGGAATCTTGACCGCGTTCGGGAGCTTCTTTGCCAAAGCCGAACCGATGAAGCCTGTACTACCCAGAATTACTTGCACGCTTCTTTCCTCCGTAAAAAAGGGAACGACCATAGTGTGATTACCACTGCTTTCGCTGGGGGGGTCCCCACCCCTCGATTTGGGCTGGTTTCCCACCTGAGCACCCACTATTCCACTCCGCTGCGCAGAATGGCCATTATGTTAAATAGGTGTGCGGCGCAATAACACCATGCAATCAGTGTGTTATGCCTAGTTACACATGGTGGGAGACATCATTACGGGGCTAACGCAGCGCACCATGCAGGTATTACGCGGCCTGATCTGCGTCTTTTCCCACTTCGAGGCCAGGATTGGCCTTGGCTAGTTCGCCCAGGATCTGGGATAAAAGGGCCGGATCGCACTTACTTATGAGCATTCGGAGCTTTGCCTTAGTCTGCTCTGGATTGTTCATATCACCGTCGTGGTTCACTTGGTCGATTGAGCTCAGGCTTGGCAGCGTTTTATCAAACAGGATTTTAGCCGCAGCGACCCTGTCACTGGTTTTCTCCGCGCCATCTTCGACGACAGACTCCAGGAATCGGGCAACTACGCCGGCCCTGATGCGTTGTCTTACCTGTTCTGGGTGTTCAGTTTGGTTGCCGGTCGTGAACTGATTGGCCCCGTCTGGATAGCCTTCGTCGCCGGGCTCCAGCCCTTGTTCTTGGGCTTTGAGGAACTGATTACTCATTGTAGAGATAGCGCGCAATGAAGCGCTTGGCCAGGCATTTGCCGTCAGTCTCGATGAATGCGGCCTGTTTGCGTAGCCAATTCGCAATAGCCTTTCTCCCGCGCCTGGTCATTGCCGGCGCGTCTTTGACGGTCAGGATTGCTGCGGATTTACTTCCCACGCCCAGAAGGCCTGTGCGCAGTTGTGGGCTTTGGCTTGCTGTAGCTTGCCTTGCCCGGAGTCGTTGCTGCGCCGCCTTTGTACCAGCCCGCTTTCGGCTGAGTTGCGGAATGTCCTTTGCCTTTCATGAGCTTCCTTTCATGGTGTTAACAATTGCCCTACTCGCTGCGCCCCGAGGCATGCTTTACCGGGCATCCGCTTTCAGGTGTTTGATCCGGCAGTCTGAGTCTCCGGCAGGGCGCCAATCCTGCGTAACCTGGTTCCGATGTGACAGGGATAGGCTCCACTATTTCGCAAGACTCAGGCCGTTGCTCCGGGTTTTGATCGGCCCCGAGCCGGGAATGCCGCATCTGGGCTTGTGGGTGAGCGGCTGTACCTGGTCAAGGCCGAAGGCTATTTGCGGCATTTAGCCGCTTAAATCCATTGCAAATATGGCTTACATAAGCATCAGATACGCCGTATTTCTCGGCAAGATCTGCTATACGGGCGCCACCGGCTCTTGATAGGGCGCATTTCAACCACCTGTTTATCTGAAATCTTTTGTGGCTGACGTGGCATGGTGAATTACAAATGAAAAAAGCCCCGGTTAAGGGGCTTGAAATTGCTTGAGGAGTTGGTCTGCCGTGTCCGAACTTTTCGCTGGGCTCGTCGGACTCTCGCGGTGCCCAGCCTAGACCTACCTGTCGCCAGACCTCGGGTAGGAAACGCCCGAAGCAATCTCAGTAACAAAAAGCCCCGGACTGAGCCGAGGCTGAAATTTAGGGCGAGCGCTGCCCACACCTAACAGCATTAGAACACGTCTAATGGTAGAGTTCAAGTTATTTCGCACTATTAGAAGCGTAGCTTTCTGCCGCACTGGGCATTCCCCTATTCTCTGGGCATCCCAGTTTGGCGTAGCAGTCCCAGCATTGCCGCTCAGTTGCCCACATATCCACGCAAATGCCGCTTCCATCTCTTCGCCTGTCCGAATATCTTGCCCCGCAATCCACACACGCCTGCTGTTGACACCATCGTTTATAGAAATCGAATTCGCTCAATGTAACCCCCTTCGCTCCATACCCTTGCGTAACTCGGCCTTGGCCCCCTCTAATACACTGTCCAGGTCTCTGAACCTCCACACAGCCGTCAGGTATACGTGATAGATTGCGCATTGCTGACCTGTGGTTAGGTCTCCGATCAGGGCGTCCATAATCGCAGCACAGCGTCTGTCTGCACTGGCAACCATATCATCGAAATCAGAGGTATATCCTCCTCCTACACAGCCTGCAGCCCCGTGTGGATAGCCTCTGACGTGCTCTCCTGATCGCATCCACCGGGCCCAATTCTCTAGGTGGAACTCTAGTCTGTCATCTACCGGATGGGTTATGTCCAAACCCATCCCCAGTATTCAACCTCGTACCAATCGTCGCGCAGCGGGTTTAGCCTCATGACTGATACCGCTCGATCAACTCTCTCATGCACCGTCCCTGCTCATTGCCTGCTGCCTCAATTTGTCACATAGAGCGAGAACGTCATCCAGTGACTCAACACGGCTTATCGGCCAGCCCGCGTCTACAAGACTTTGCGATCGCGCCGTGAGTCTTTTGCGGCTTGGCGATTTCTTGCCGTCCTTGACCTCGACCAAGGCCGTAACATTGAATTTGCTTACCGTCAGATCCCAGTCCCCGTTTGTGCAGTGAACCAAACACCCGAGGCGCCGGAATGCTTCGGTTATGGCCTTGGTGTTTTCGTCAACGCGGCGGGCGAAGGTCATGCCGCTCTCACGCAGTCCGTACTAATCCACCAGCGCATCGTGTTCGCCCATGCCGAGCGCTGCTTTGCGTGCTTCTCGTCTTTCGTCAGCCCGCCGATCACGCCGTCAATCTCCCAGTGGCAATTCGCGCAGACGATGCAGCCCAAGAGATCGTTGCTCTTGTGTGAGGCGCCCCGGCCCGTCTCTATGCCGCCCTGAGACAATTCGTTCGTGTGGGCAAGGCAAAGCAAATCGCCGTTAGGATTGGGCAACCCACAGCCGAAACAGTACGGCGCCTCTTTTGCTGATTCCCTAAGGTTCACGGCCAGCCCCTCACCGCGCACCAATGCGCAACACCAAGCACAAAACCAGCAAGCACTACCTGCCACAGTGGTAAACCTCCGGGAACCTGGAGCAATACCAAGGCTGTCAGTAAGAAGGCCGTGGCGGCGATGGTGTAGGCTGTCTTTCTCACGCCACTTTCTCCATATCACTCCACACCACGCCCTTGTCGGCCCCGAAGCTGTATATCAGCTCTATCAACTCGGAAAAGTCCGATTTGGACATGCTGCTTGTGTGCTGTCCGAGCACTACGAAGCCGCCGTCAATCCCGGGAACGACTTTCGACTTCTTCAGCGCCGCCGTGAACACGTCTTTCCACTCCCACTCGGTCAGTTTCTTTCCGTACCACTCCACCTGTCTGGATACGTCCGTGAGCATTGGCCAAAGTTTCGAGTTCTGTTCTAGCGAGCGGGTAGGCTCCGACACCCGGCACACGTACCCATCCGGCGCTGCATTCACCGCATAGCAGGCAGCAGCGCGGGCGGAGTCGTTGTTTAGGTGGAAGAGCTTCGTAAAGCCTCCTTCGCCGCGGCCAGCAGTTCTGGCCGCATGGTCCCCTTGCCCCACAGCCTCTCAGCAGCCAATATCTGCATGGCACACTCGCGGGTCATCTTGGGGGGCGGTCGGTAACATCTGTCGAGCGTGACGCCATGACCGTCACATGGGAGGATTTCGAACGGGTGCGCTCGTAATACTTTTGTAGTACGAGCTTCGCATGCGCTTCCCTGGCTTTCACCGCTTGACTCTGGGGACGGTTTTTCAGCCATTGGTCTATCGAAGCTATCAGGCAGTAATCTTCAGGGTTCATCTTTTCTCCGCATCCTGAATTTCACTGACATCCGACCCTTCGCATCCTCAAACACCCGAAACTGCACTTCATGGACAAGTTCACAGCCACAGCAGGCCATCTGATAGTTGCGGTCACCGTGCCCATGCAAAGGCGTTACCCAACGGGTCCAGCCGTTCGATACGGCGTGTTCTGTATGAAACTTCACGCGCGCTGACGGGCCGTTACCATCGCATAAACAAGTACGCAACCAGGAAAACCGCAGCCCACATTGCGACGTAAACTTTGATGCTCGGTGGCCCGTAAATGTCTTTTCTTTTGCCTTCCAAGAAATCGTCCAGCTGGTATGTCATGATTCCCATGCCAACAATGTTAAAGCCAAGGATAAAAATGTTGGCGATGATTGCGGCGACAGCTATTTCCATTGGGTTTCTCCGCTCTGTGCGCTTGGCACCCCGTTAACTGGAACAGCGTTCAAATCAACCTTCTTCAATTTAGATCGGGTGCGCTCGTAATACCTTTCCAGCATCAGCTTTGCGTGCGCTTCCCTGGCTTTCACCGCTTGACTCTGGGGGCGGGCTTTTAGCCATTGGTCAACCTCGGTCATGCGGCCAGCTTTTGGTATATGGTTTGCGTCTCACAACAGCGCCTTTTTCAACTCAGCCAACCTTGCCTTGCGTGTGTCCAATGGTTCGGCTGGCTTGTCCATAATTGGTAGTGTTCGTTCAGCTAACTTCGGCTTCACCGCACACGCCGCGTTGATCCAGTTGAATACAAACCTCTTTGCACCTCGGCGGGTTTTGCGTCTCTCCGGGTTTGCAATGCACCACAGCCGCATTTTGTGAAGCTCAGTGTCAACGCCGTAATACACGGCATTGAGTTCGGTAAGGAAGTCTTCCGGTATTTCATATTCGGTTCCGTCCTCAAGCGGTATGTTCACAGTCCTCCCACGGCGGAATTGCGCAGTTACAGTTCGGCAGTGAAAAGTCTGTAGCCTTCCTGTCAGCAATTACCTTACGGTCGTACTTTCGTTTTCCTTCGTGGAAGTAACCACCAGCCAAGGGCTCATCGAACCGCACCCCCTCTCGCTTCACTCGCTCCCACTCAAGCCTTCGGAGTTCTTCCCAGTACGCGGTGTCTTTAAGAATGGCTGTCATGCAGGCGCCTTTCGCTTTTCGTCTGAAGAACTATATAAGTTCACTACCAGTCGCTAGCGGGTGTGGTTTATCGAGTCCGCGAACATTGCTGCCGCGCCTTTCGTTTATCGGAGTCGGCCCGCGCCGAATCTCCTACCCCCGGTAGAAGGGGCCACTGCGCCACCTACGTCTTTACCGCTGGTGACGGTTCCCGGTTATCGCCCCGGATTTGGCGTCCTGCGAATCAGTGCCGGTTACGCCCTCCGGCGACGTTATGAGGTCCGGGCTGACAAAATCCCATCACGACCGTTGTCCGTACTTTCCCGGCAGCCATTGGGTTGTCAGCCCAAATCCTTGGCACCACGATTACTACGCAGTGCGGTCAAATCTCTCCAAGAGCTTTAGAAGTGGCGCGTATTGGCAACGAGTTCCATCCGGTTTCATCGCTTACGCTAGTGCCGGATCACCCCTCTCGACTTTCGGTCAGGCGGCGGTTGTCAGTTCGCCTTGTTAGGCAAGTCACAGAGCCACCGGCCACCTCAGCCTTCTCGTTTAGGGTCATCAGCCTTTCGGCTCGTCAACACGCACCACATCTAAACCCCCTCTACCCATCCCCCACGCCCGTCCATACCTCCAACAGAAACGAGAGGATCAGACCGAGTGCAATCAAGAGTTCGAGGATGCTCATTTCATGCTCAGCAATTCGTCAAACAGCGGCTTGATCTGCTCCGGTAGCCACCGCCGCACCAGCGCGATAAGGGTCTGCCTGCGTTTTTCTGTGTAGAAGTCGGCGGTCATTTCTTCTCCGCTTCGTTTGGCATTGCCTGCGGCACCGCGCGCTCAACCCTTACCGCTGTATCGCTGCCTTGGGTGAAGTCCGTTTCTTTCAGCGTCGGCTTGTCAAGACAGCGCAGCATCCTTTGCAGGGTCTCGCGTACTTGCTCGATTGTTGAGCCGGTCGGCGCAATCGGATTCTCCGTGTATGCGCGGGGCCGCTGGTCTTCGTAATGCACTTCATGAATTGCAAACCACGGCTCGCCGTCTGTATCGACGTATTCAATGAGCCGGTGATTCCAAGTGTGCGCAACTGGCTCGTCGTAGTGATCCGGCACATCTGGAGGTTGAAACTCGCTCATTCCGGCTCCCATTCCAACTCAGCCTTCGCCCAGAATCGTTCCGCTATGGAGCGCGCTGCATTCATTCAAATTGCATCCGAGCTATGCTCAGACTGGCAAGAAAAAGGGGCGACGCCGTCATTAGCAACGACGCGCCCCGAAAAGCCGACGCTATGGGAGGAGGAACTAGCGCCGGGCATGAAGTCGTGAGAACAAAATCTGCACACGCTGACGGCATCTATTGCCCCGCACTCGGGACAGGCTTTGAAGATGTCTGCGGCGGGAAGGGGTGATTTGCTCATGCGGCGGCCCTCAATTGCATATGACGCGTGATATTGCCGCGCATGCAGTAAATGCCGTTGGTCTTGATACCCAACTGTGCTGCTATGGCTTTTGGGGTAAACCCGAGCTGTGTCAGGTCATGAACTTCGCGTTCTCTCGGGGTCAGCCCAAGTTCATCGCGTTTCTTTTTGTTGACGTATTTGTAGTGATCGGAGGAATTCTGTTGACACGTAATGATTTCCACGTTGCCGACCGCGTAAGGCCCGGTATCGCCTTTGCGGGACATGCAATACTTGCCTTTACCCCTGCCACGCAATTCCCACTTGCCGGAGGCTTCCCATACTGTCCACCACTCAGGGAGGGTCAGTTTCCAAGGGATGCGGCGGGTAATCGCATTGACCTTTTGCTGTTTATAGAGGTAGGTAGCGCACCCCGTTCTGGTAAGCGGCCCGTCGCCATTGATCTGCTTCAGCGTCGCGAAGTCACAACCATAGGCTCGGCGCGATCTCTTGCTGAAATTGTGGATGCGCTGTTCTTTGCGGGTTGCCTTCCTGCCGGCGGCCATGAGGTTTTCACCGCGATCTTCCGCCGGGATGTGGGCAATCAATTGGCGTACACGCTCCCGAGTCAGGCCGAAAGCCTCGCCGACGCGCTCAAGCGTCCAGCCGGAACGGGAAAGCAACTCCATCGCTTCGACGCGGGCGGTCACTTGCTGCCCCCGTAGATGCCTTCCCAAGTCACCGGGGTTTTTTGTACGATGTCTTTGGCCCTGCGCGCAGATGGTGTTCTCCGGCCAGTTAGCCAATGAGATATAGCGCCGGGGCTTACCCTGAACAGTGTCGCCGCTTCCTTGCGCCCGATCTGCAAAATGTACTCATTCAGTGTCATGTGGCAATTATATACCATTGGTACGCCAACGATGCAATCATCCCGATATGTAACAAATGTAACAGAGGATACGTCTGGTATTGCAATTTCGGATACCGCGCGTATCATTACTCCCACGCCCTGAAGTTTGGGCCACAACCGGGGAGAAGGCAGATGAAAATTGAAATCAAGCACCGGTACTCTGGCGCAGTTCTGTTCTCGCTGGAAACGAAGAGTTTGAAACTGTGCGTTCAGGCGGCGATTAAATCCCGTGCCGACCTGTCCGGTGCCGACCTGTCCGGTGCCAACCTGTCCCGTGCCGACCTGTCCGGTGCCAACCTGTCCGGTGCCGACCTGTCCGGTGCCGACCTGTACCGTGCCAACCTGTCCGGTGCCAACCTGTACCGTGCCGACCTGTCCGGTGCCGACCTGTACCGTGCCGACCTGTCCGGTGCCAACCTGTACCGTGCCAACCTGTACCGTGCCGACCTGTCCGGTGCCGACCTGTCCGGTGCCAACCTGTACCGTGCCAACCTGTCCGGTGCCAACCTGTACCGTGCCAACCTGTACCGTGCCAACCTGTCCGGTGCCGACCTGTCCGGTGCCAACCTGTCCGGTGCCGACCTGTCCGGTGCCAAAGACGCTGCTCTAATCCTCGCGCAGCAAAGCATCGTGCCGCAGGAAGGCGCGTTTGTGGGCTGGAAGAAACTGCGCGACAACATCATCGCGCGACTCGTCATTCCGCACGACGCCCAGAGAATAAGCACCCTGGGTTCGCGAAAGTGCCGCGCCTCAAAGGCTTTTGTCTACGAACTCATCCCGGCAGTTGGCAAGGCTGGCGGCTTGCACAACAGCAAATTTATCTACGAGCTTGGCAAAGAAGCCATCCCCGATAGTTTCGATGGGGATGTTCGCGTTGAGTGCTCTCATGGAATTCATTTCTTCTTGACTCGGGAAGAAGCCGAAGCGTTTGGGCTGTGATGATGCGGGTTACTACTTTATTTGGAGGTTGACATGGACCAGAGTGAAGTTTTGCGTTTCGAGCAGCAGCAGCAAATCACCCGTCTGTCGCAAGCCATAAGAGAGGGGGCGAAACTGAGGCCGCAGTGTAAAAAGTTTGTCTTTGCCCACGGGAAAAGCTGTGCCATTGGGGCTTGGCTAGAAGGACTCGGCTATCCCTACAAGGAAGGCGCGCATCTATCCTATCTCCTTGCTCTCCCCCCGTCGATTGAAGACGCATTCGCATCGGCAGATTCAGCCTATAGGCAGAAGTATCGCCTATGGATTTGGCAGGACAACGACCAAGGACGATCCCGCGAATCTATCGCAGACCGCTTAGAAAGCATAGGGCTTTGACATGCGCCGCGACGACATTGACGGCAACAGCGCGGCCCTCATACAGCATGAGCGCCGCGAGGAAAGACTGGACAGAGAACAGGCGATGATCGAGGAAGCCGCGAGAGGTGGGCAGCAGTTCTACCTGAACAACCTCGATCACGACGATATCCAGGAAGCCTTCGCAGGCATGACCAGCGATGAACTGGACTCCCTGTGTGAAGACTGCGGAGGGCCTATGAGGGACGCGGCCCATGCGGGCTCGATTGTTCTGGGGGCGGTGGAGCGGTTTTGCTTCCAACGGGCCATTAAGGACGAGCAGGAAGCGTGATGGATGCTCAATGGTGGGCAGAGGTAGGAGCATGGGAAGAATACGAGCGTTGGTGTTCAACACAGGAGAACGAAATGCGTGCAGGTGACATGATCGAAAGCAAGTATCTCAAGCAATCCGATATTGATGGGGAAGTCATTGTGACCATCCAGAAGATCGGGCAGGGCAACGTCGCAATGGAGGATCAGCCGGAAGAACTGAAGTGGATGATCCGCTTCAAGGAATTCAAGAAGCCGATGGTTCTCAATTCAACGAATATCCAGCTTCTGGAAAAGGCGTGTGGCGAGGAAACCGATGACTGGTCCGGACAGGAAGTGATCCTCTACGTCGATCCCAATGTCTCATTCGGGGGGAAGCTGACCGGCGGACTGCGGCTGAAAAGCGCCAAGCCGGCGTCTGCGCCGAAGCGGGCTCAGAGGCTGGAAGAGATGGCCGACGACATTCCTTTTTAGCCATGGCTTGGGCTAAAGAATCCGGTCATTGGTATACCCCCGAGGGTGTGCCAGCTTATACCGTTATCGGAAAGAACGGCAAGGAACGGGCTACGACGATCCGGGATGCGCGCGAGCTTGGGTTGCTGCCAAGTGTCACGTCGATCATTCGATGCGCTGCCAGCCCCGCCCTTGAGAGATGGAAGGCCGAACAATTGCTCATGGCCGGGTTGACCTTGCCCAAGCTGCCCGACGAATCGGAGAAAGCCTGGATTGCCCGGGTTTGGCAGGACTCGTCAGAACAAGCCAAGAAAGCAGCAGAACGTGGGTCACAGATCCACGGCGCAATTGAAGGCCACTACCAAGGAAAGTCGCCCGAGCCCGACATGTGGCCGCACGTCAAAGTCGCAGTGGACTGCATCACGGATAGATTCGGAATCCGCGCGTGGAGTCCAGAAAAGTCCTTTGCCGACCTGACATGTGGTTTCGGGGGAAAGGTGGACCTCCATACGGACGGGATTGTGCTGGATTTCAAGGGCAAGGAGGGCGACCTTGCGGATACGTCATGCTATGACGAGCATTTCATGCAGTGTGCGGCCTATGCAGTAGGGTTGGGAATGCCACAGGCCCAATGCGGGATTGTGTTTGTCAGCCGAACACAGCCAACTGCCAAGCTGGTCTTGCATTCCCGCGAACAGACCGAACGGGGTTGGCAGATGTTCTCTGGATTGTTGAGTTATTGGAAGGCATTGAAGGCCGCATGACCCCAGACGAGCTTGTTTTCTGGGTTGTGATTGCGGCCTACACGGTGATGGAGGTGATGACGTGAGCGACACACCGAGAACAGACGCGGTAATTGCTGCGCTGCCGCCAGTAGGCTTCTATAAGTATGCGGCAACAGAGGCCGAGATAAAACTAGCTCGGCTGTGCGGAGACCTCGAACGCGAACTCGCCGCCGCCGATGCAAGGGCCGCCAAGAGGACGGCGCAGGAATGCGTGGAGATTTGCGAGGGTCGTTACGAGAATCCACGCAATGACGAGGCTCCTCTAGTCTGGAGACGTGCAGTAGAGGCCATCAAAGAGAGGTACGGGCTGGCCGACGCCGCGCGGGCGGAGGGGAAGTGAGATGACACTAGAGGAGATTGCGGCATTGCCGTTTATGCGCGAAGGGCAAGTTGATTTTGACTGTGCGTATGCGGTCAACATTTGGGATGCTAGGCAGAGGATTGCCCTGAACGAGATGATTGCCAAAGAACCGCACAAACGGCACGACTCGCCGGACGGGTTGATGCACTACATACCGAATAAGGAAGAACCATGACCGACCTTGAGAGAGCTGAGGAAGCGGCGCGGGAGTGGCTTGCCTATCAGCAGCATCAAGAGCGCGATATGACAGTTGCCGAGGTTTGTCTCCGCGCCCTGCAAGCTCAGCGGGCCGAGTTCGATCTGGAGTACGCCGACGTTTTGCAAGTAGCAAGGCTTGCAATAAAACGCGCCGAGACCGCCGAGGCCGCCCTTGCGGCTGCGGTGGCGCAGGAGCGGGAGCGGTGTGCGAAGGAACTGGACGAAACGGTTGCACATATAGCAGATAACGCTACGGCGCTGCGGAAATGGCCGTGGATGGAGGATGAGGCCAGAGCGCGAGAACTCGGCTCAATGTACCTCAAGGAGTGCGCAGCATCATTTCGCGCCCTCGCCCCGCCTGAGTCAGGGGTGATGGTGCCGAGGGAAGCCTTGCGTGTGATAGAAGCCGCAAAGGCCCTCGCTCCGCTGCTGGAAGATGGTTGGGACGACCAGGATACGCCAGAGGATCAGAACGCCGGTTCCAAGGCATGTGACGAATTGGTGGCGGCCACGAAAGCCATGCTCGCCGCTGGAGTGAGGGTGTATTAAGTCTCCGCAAACAACCCATTCTTTTAAGATTCAGGGGCTTGTATTCCAAGTATTCTATGGATAACAGTGTTTTTGGGGTCTTGATCCCCCACGGATTACACCGGCCTATTTGGGCAACATACCCAAAGCTGGCATGATCGTGCCCAAATTGGGTATCTGCCATAAGTGATAATGTTCATTTATCACCCCTGACGATTAATTGGGTGGCCCGGCCTAAGCGTTAGCTTTTATCAGTGCACCGATTGAATCGGTGCTGACTGGCCGGGCCGTAGAGGCTATAACCGATATTGTGCGTTTATCGCTTTGAGCAATTAAACCTTCACCACTTCGCCCCTGAATTCGACGTGATCGTCGTCAACCTTCTGCACGATCTCGGGTATCAGCAAGCGCTCATTTTTGAATGTCAGCACGATGAAACCGCTGCGCCAGTTGACGGGGTTTGATTCTGTATAGTTGATGAATTGCTCCCCGTATGGCTCGGCCAGCGTCCCAGAGTCCACGCCCCATCTGGTCCCGTTGTAGTCCGAGATGGGCATTACCTTGAGGCTATGCAAATGACCCGTGACGATGGTTTTGCCGGACCAGAGTGTATTGTTGTGCGGCGCGTGAAGCCCAGCCTTGAAGCGGTGTTTGACTACAACGTTGTCGTTAATATCAATACGCCAGCAGGGGAGCCATCCAGGACAGTGGTCTTTGAGATGTATCCCTCTAACCCCGGCGTACTCGGGCGCGACGGCAGCAAGCTTGCTCTCGAAACGGAGGTCGTGGTTTCCCGCCGGCCAGAACCGCTTGGAGTTCGGAGAAGCCTTTAAGAGCTTGTCGAGGTAGTCTTGGACCGCTTCTAGTTCTTCCTGTACCGAGGGTTTCTTCTCCCATCCGATTGACGGATACCTTGAGATGCCGGCCCCATCGAACACATCCCCGTTCAAAATGATCGCGTCCGGCTTGAAGTTCTCGGCAAAGAGCAGAAAAGCCCGCTGTGCGGTAGTCAGTTCCCCGGGCCACAGGTGGGCATCTGAGCCTATCAGGATCGTCCCGTCCTCGATCCGGTGGGTAAGAACGGCTTTCTGATCGATCGCCGTCTTGTTATAGGCTGGCCTGGTATCGAATTGAGGAAGGGTGATGCCGTGCCTCCGCTCTATCCTTTCCCGCCTATTCCTCACGGAGGATTCACTTACGCCAAGACGCTTTGCTACCGCAGTTGTTGATTGCAACTCCATGTAGGCTGCGATGAATTCGTCATCAGTGCATTTAGGGGCCATTAGAAGGTCAGCGGGTCAAACGCAAAGTGCTTGCAGATCATCGCCCGGCTTTGCCTGAAGAATGCGGAGTCGTGTTTGACTGTCCACTTGCCGCTCACGTGTTCCCTGACATGAATTAGTTCATGCGCCATCACTCTAATGAGCATGTCGTAGGTCCCTACGTTTGCGGTTGAGACTCTGAGCGTCTTTTTGATGTGATCGTACTCGGCAACCTCGCTTACGAAGTCGGTCACGTAGAACGTGATCTTCTTCGCCGGGGGTAAATGCCAGCGGCAGAACGGCGGGAAATGAGAGAGCCATTCGTAAGTCGCGCGAATGGTCTCCGCAGTTACTGGAATCATTCAGGCTCGTACACCACCCGTGTACAGGTGTATCCGAGACCGTTTATCCCGCAGTCCCACGCAGCCATACAGCCGCCGACCGCAATGGAAATAGCGATGGCGGCGTAGAAAGCGGCCAGCTTGAGCCGGTCTTTCAACGGTCTTTCCCGGCCACTAACCCAACTAATTCACGCAGGTAATCTGTGCCGAGTGCGGCGCGGCCTTTTCGTTGACATTTGCGCGAAAGTCGGCCCTGAATGACTCGTCAGTGTTCGCGCAATAATGTTCGATGGCTTGGGCAGCCTTCTCGGCTGCTTGTCCCTGTAGTTTCAATATCTGCGCACAACCAGAAAGCATCACGACTGCGATCAATACAAATAGCGTTTTCATCATTACTCCTTTCAAATCAGTTTCACAGGTTTTTCAGCGGTCCAGCGGCCCCACAGGGCAAGGACTACGCCAGCGGCGGTCATCAGGTCGTTAGACCAGCCTTCCACATCCAGTGTCCAGCCGTACTTGGCTGCGATGGGGGCGAGAACAGCCAGCATCACGCCCCAGAATGTCTTACTTGCAAATATCGACTTCTCGTCCATCTACATCTCCTTTCGTGATAAACTTCCAGTTATGAATCGGGCCGGGCTCCGTTGGCATGGATGTGCGCCTTCCAAGCGTTACATGCAGGGTTCGAATCCCTGGCCTCGCTCCAGCGGCCATCAATCCTCCACACCAAAGAGCGCCGCGATACAAAGCAGCATCATTCCTAAAACCAGGAAAAGACGCCCTACGAATCGGCGAATGATGTGCAGCGCTTTCATTTGATTCCCCCATCCTCCATGCTGAAGTGCACGGCGTCCTTGCTTTTGAAGTCCCCGCCGTGACGGTTCAATGGATGCAAGGTCTTCCAGAACGTTCCAAGCGGCTTGTAGTCGTCGGGGTCTTTCAGCCACTCCCCGTCCTTGAACAGCATCAGGTCAATCGCCAAGCGCCTTGTGTGCAGGCTGTTGGATATCCCGGCCCCAGATTTGGCATTCAGCGCCGCTTGCTCCGGCGTCCGGTAGGCTTCGGCCAGCGTGAGCTCGTATCCCGCCTTGTACGTCCATTCGATCAAGTGGTGCAGGTTCCAAGTGAATATGCGTTGTTTCTCCCCGAGCTTCAGCAGGTTTGGGGGGATCTGTAGCAGGCGCTCGACGTTCATTTGCACATCCGTTCCGCCCAAGCGGCACGCTCAGGAACTGGGATGGCATACGCCCCGGCGACTAAGGCTCGTAATTCAGAAGCGTGGCTTCTATCTATCGCGCCAGATTCCTCCATCACGTTGATGACTTCATGAAATCCGCATTCCGTGAGTCGCGTGGAATGGTCCACTATGACGCGCGCCTCGCAGACTGACTCCCGCATCGGGGCCGCCAGTGCCCAGCCGCTCCCAATGCAAAGCATGATGGTGAAAATCACAAGCACGCATGGCTTCATGCTGGTCTTCAAGGGATGGTCGGCAATGGGTGGAGCGTCTCACAGGTGATGCCGGCTACCAGCAAGACCACAACGATCAGCGCCAGAATCCAAAAGATGGCAAGCCAAGCCTTCTCGCCGGTAGTCATATCCTGTCGCCCTTGCAGGATGCGTACTGGGCTTGCATCCACTCGATAAACGGACCCTTATGGGCATAAGCAGAGTCAATCATGGATAGGATGCGGGCTAGACGCTCTTCCCCGAGTTGCGGGAGCGAGCGCTGTGCGAACGACTTCAGTTGCTCCATCGGCACGCCGTCTGAAATGGCCTTGCCGATGCGCATGATGTCGAATCGGAGGTTGTTGCAGGCTTCTTCCATGCCGATCGGGGGGCCTTTGAGGGATTCGCTCGACGCGGCGGGGTCGTTTGGATGCGCTGAGCCCATGTGTTCGGCTGCCCCGCCACAGCGATCAATATTGACGGGCTTCCAAGTCATGCGTTTGAAGGTCCCGCGCTTGATACCGTACTCGTAGGCACAGGCTTCGGCGATCTTGTTGCCGATCGCGTTGGCGTAGGGCTCGGCTTCAGGGGTATCGACAGCGGGTACTACGCCGAGCAACGGCCGGACTTCCTCGCGGATGCCGTTGACGTACTTCTCATCCGTTATCATCTGATTTCCGACGCGGAAATAGACGTTGACCTGATCCAGCGGCACGCCAGAGGCTACGCCCATCACCATCACCATGGCCGCGCGGCCTTTGGCGATGCACTCCATCATTTCGTCGGCCTTCGCTGTCGAAACAACGACAAAACCAAGTACAATTACGACCAACCATTCCTTGATGCTCAACATGGGGAGTCTCCTTACATGCAATTACCTCCCCCCGCTGGTGAATAGGTTATTCATGGTTGTTTATCCTCATCATGAAAGCGTTGCCATTGATCTACCTTCCCCACGATTGCAGTCAAGGCATGAACTCTTTCCGCTATTTGCTCGACTCTTGCTTCTATCCTCTTAAATGTCTCCGTATGACCAGCATTTGCTGTTTTATTTGCATCTGCGTGAGCCTTGAGCAAAAGTCCGAATAGGACTTGAACCAGACCGAGCAACCCGCCGATCACCAGGACAAGAATCTGTGTTAGTGGGCCGTTCATGTCATGTGTTTAGCGTAAATCGTTTATCAACTTGGATGGTCGATCTTTCGTCGCCTGCTTCATCTCGCGCCTCCGTTCCTCGCCTTCATAACTCATCTCATCACCTGTGTTGGGAGATGCTGCACTGCTTCTAAGAGGCGCATGGTCACGACATGAACTCCACGATAATTCCTTCCTGCACGATGTCGTCGTTATTGATGCCGCCCCCGCCATCCGTCACTGTCCCGGTGCATTTGATGGTGATAGCCGCGCCATCGTCTTGAGCTGCCGTGCCCTGCTCTGCATCAACCAGCGTAGTAGTTCCACCTTGCACAAGTTGAGTGACGTATTGTTGAATGTCTGTTCCTGTAGATAGCACTTCTGCATTTATACGCCACACCCCGGCTTGGCTTACGGTTAGAGCGGTTGTGAGAATGGCCGCTGTGCCAAAGTAGAGAATCACGGTTTTGGGATTGCTGTTGTTCGCGGTCGTCCCCCAAGCAGTAATCCGAACGCCCTTAGTAGCCGCGTTCATGGAGTTGAGAGGCAGGCTGTAGGTCATCAAGTCATCTTCGCCGCCGCCCACGTTCCCAACCGCCGTAGTGTTTCTGTTGGCCACACAGGCGACCTTACCATTGAGTGTAGAGAGTCCCATTGGGACCTCAACAAACCCCCCGGCTGAATTGGCTTTAAAGTAAACCGCATCTGCTTGAGAAGTTGCCGATACTCCATCGTGGATTCGGAAGGAAGCATGCGCAGTCCCACCGGAAGCCCCGATGTAATAGAGTGAACTATACCTATTGCCATCGTCCGATCTACCTAAGCGGATACGCTCACCGTCAACAGCTCCGGCACTGGAAGCAATATTGATTAACTGACGCGAATACCAATTCCCACTTACAGGCGTAAACCATGTGGTGCGTGTTCCTGAGTCTGAGATAACCGGGGTAGTATCGGGCCAACTATTCAATCCGATCATTGTGTCCGCCGCATTCGCGGTGATCGCTACATCGTTTGACGTAGTGATGCCGCGATCCATCCGATTGCCGAAGATTTGCGTCCGATTCGCAAAGTCGCAGCGGATAGTGTCTGTGGTAATGCTATTCACCACTTGGAAGCTGTTAAACGCGACTACGGTATCGTTGCATGCATTTCCTGAAGACCCGGCGATGTCGATCAACGCACCATTGGAACCAGTAAAGGTGCCGTTCGTCTCGAATTCGTTGTGGACTATTTGAACAGCGGTCCCGTTGTCTCCGATCTTTACCCCGCCATCGCCAGTAACCACGTTCTTGGAGAATACGAAAGTGCTGGCCCCGGCCTGGAAAGAAACTTCAAGCGACTTGTTAGTACCAGAAATATGATTGCGCTCAACAACGACTCTATCTCCACAAGTCTCAATCTCAACTCCTCCTGTGAACGTACAGTCAGCAATCGTGGAAACGACAATCGAGCCTTCACCGGCCCCTGTCCCGGTTGCAAAGAATGAAGTATCATTCAGCGCATAGCACTGGACGTTCTGGAATAGGCTGTCTTTGATGGCCGCTGAAGTCGCGTCTAAATAGAAGGCGTGACGCCCCTTAATCGTGCTTCTCGGAGTAATCGCAAAGTCTCTGAATGCGAAATAACTGCCGGTGGAGGCCGCAGGAGTTACGTTGATTACGTCGTCCGTCAGCGACATGCTTGTGCTGACGATGAGTTGAGAGCCGAACCCAACCCCGATCATCTGCAACGGCCTGACGATATTCATGGTGCCGGAAATGACATAGTCGCCGTCCGGAATAAAAATGATTCCGTATACGGGGCAGGCATTAATGGCGGCTTGGAAGGCAGCGGTATCGTCAGTACTGTTATCGCCCAAAGCTCCGAAACCCTTGACGTTCAAATAGAGGTCACGAATTTCCGCCTGCGCCGTCCTCGCAACCGCCCCCGCACCAGAGGCGATATGCCCCACCAGAGACGAGCCGGATGGGGCGGCGAGCAAAGCCATGTTGGCTGTGGTCGTGGTGTAAACTGCCCCATCCGCCCTGACGAGTATGCCGTTTACTAAATAGTCTCCGACAGCCATTATTCGGGCACCGTGTAGAGGGCCGTGCCGTCAACGCGGAAGGCAAGACCGTTCCAGAGGATTGCATTGGAAGGAACCACAGACACGGCTTCTATGGTGAGAATGCCGTCCACGCCGATGCAGTTATGGATGATGTCGGGGCTGTGCGGGATGGAATCGTCTTTTTTCTTGAAGACGCTGAACCAGTCTAGGTGCATGTTATTCGTACATGATGTTGAAAGAAGAACTGCCGTCGAATAGAGCGGTGCCGCCTACAGTCGTAATGCGCACACGATCGAGCGTCCCGGCCAGCGACTTGGACCCAGCACCAACACCAACAGTATTCGCCTCAGAAAATATCGTCACATGACTTGATATCCAAGTATTATTAGCAGCGTCTTTAAGCGTCAGAATCATCTGACCATGCATCACATTTGCCGCCGATAATTGGCGCGTGCCAAAACCTGTCGTATAGGCGTCTGTACCAACAACCGTTGTGATTCCGCTCGCGGAAGAAAGATATCCGGATGTCTCTATTCCGCCAGAGACTCCGATTTGGACAATTGTTGAGGACGTGCTATTCGTGGAGACGCCCTCGAACATTATTGTTATGCGCTTTACCCAACTAGGAATACCTGTAAAATCGACAGAAGCAACAGAGGAGGAGGTTGGGTTCTGCTCTGTTTCAAGAGTCAGTCCTTGACCCAATATTTTGAGCGGCGTGCCATCTGCGCGCGTATAAGACACACATCTGACTATGTTGCTGGCGTAGCCACGAAATACCGCCACATCGCCAGCCGCAGTAGTAATGTTCGCGCTCGTCGGGAGAATGAGTGTCGCACTCGGGACAAGTATCAGCGCACTTACAAACCGTACCGTTGCCTCACGACCAGCAGAAAGCGTGATTGCGCTAACATTAGTCGTGCCGGTTACGTCAATCAGGTCGCCGGTAGCGGTGTCCAGATTGATGGTGCCGGCGGAGGCAATGTCTGCCCCGGCCGTCTGCGTCATTACTGTTTGGGCAAAATCACGGAAAGTAACGTCCCCGTTTCCCCAATTGACGGTCCGTGTAGACCCAGAACTTACGTTGGCCGCGCTCTGAACTACCACCTTTCGCGGATCGGTCTTGTCATATAGAAAAGCGCCGAACTGGGTAAGCGTGTGATAGCCTTCAGAGGCTATATTCGCCACCTTGAATGTCAGAGAGCATTTGCTGGGAAGCGTGATGTTCTGGGCTACGTTGTCGATCTTGTCGCCAGCCGTGATACGGCCTACGGTCTGAGAGTTGGCGGAGGAGTTCTTGACCGTGACGATATAGCCCGCCGCCATCGTTGCCGCATCACCCAGGCTCACGACAACTGCAGCAGAGGCAGTCGGCGCGATTTCGATGGTCTTCATGTGGTCCGAAGCCACCGAGGTATCCGAGGACGTGATCTGCCGGGAGCCGAAGTCGGAGAAGGTTACAAGGCCGGAATTGACGGCTTCGATAGCCGTTTTGAGGGGGTCAGGGAGCTTGGTCTTAATGGTGGACCATTTGACCTGATTGGCCGCTACTTGAGAGCCGTCGTCCGCCGGGGGGGAGGCGTTGTAACCAGAAACCGTGACTGTGCTATATTTAGTGCCCATTGCTATCCTTCAGGGAGGGTCCAATGAAATCAGAGATGTATGGCATGAGCCTTCTGTTGTTCTTATTGGGGATGGTCAGCCTGACTGCGGCCGCACCATTCAGTGTCGTTTTCTTCGCAGCGGCCTATATCGCTTATTGCACGGCTTACTGACCCTGCGTCATTCCACCAAGACCTATCCACGGAGCCGCACTCGCAGCGTCAGCGGCATTTTGCAAAAAGGTACTCGGTGGATAAGTTCTTGGTCCTTGTCTTGAAAGAACCCAAGCCCTTGCGATTGCCGGGGCAATAAGTGGAACAGCCGCCGCAGCTATTCCAGGAGGTCCGAACATGTTTGCGCCAGCGGCCCCGCTCATGGCGGAAACAATGGCTTCTGTCTTGCTCACTCCCGCAGCCGGAACTTTGGACTCTGCCCTTGCGAATCTTGGGAAGGCTTCGGCAAAGTCGCCCATTGTCTTAAGCCCGCCAGACAGGGGCTGTCCTTTGTCGCGCATCTTCCCAATGACGAGCGCGTTGACGTTTCCATCCCCGACGTTCAGCGCCTTGTCTACGGCATAATTCTTTGCTAGTTGTACTCTGGCATCTCGAAGCTGAGTGACAAGATCGGGACGCCCCGCTTTTGTGGCTTCGGCGTCGATCAGCTTCTCCAGCATCGCAGCTTTCGTATCCATAGCCTTTGCGGTTCTTAACGAAGCAGGATCTGCGGATACTCCGTAATGCCGCCAATAGGCCTTGGAGTCGTGCCTGACTTGCTTTAGATTCTCCAGTGCGGCAGCGGCGCGCGGAGAAACACCCGCAACGTCGCGGTAAGGCTGAGATATACGTTCACGCGCAGCCTCTAACGTAGCCTCAGAAAGAGGGGCATCGTCAGCTAAACCGGCCTCCCGTCTTGCAATCCTGTTAGTGACTTGCTGATTCCTGATTTCAAACTCTTGCCGAATCGCCGCCTTGCCGCCGATACTCTCCAGGCGATTACCCAGGAACGTCGGGGCATATTCAGATTTCGGAACTCCATAGCCTTCATCCAAAGCGGCTTTATAGGTGGCATCCTTGACGGAGTTTCGCGAAGCTCTCCCGATGGCTTCGGCACGGCTTTTTGCCAACGCACTACGCAACGGGACTTGAGCAACCTTACCTATCACAGCCGGTAAGGCTTGGATGCCAGTTGAGGCGGCCGTTCCAAGGGCGGGGCTTCCGAATATATCCGTAACCTTCCCGCCAGCTTGTTCCGCTTTGCCGGCAAGATAAGTAAACGGCGCGGCAGCGGTCTCGGCTATTGCTCTGCCGCCCGGGGTCTTGGGTTGGTAGGTCAACGCCTCCTGAGTCTTGCGTGCGATCTCAGCACCTTGACCCTGCGGACCAGGAAGCGCAGTACCAAAAAGACCGGCTATCCCCGCAATAGGAGCCGCGGCTGTGCTAGTAGCTAGGTTGGCCGTAGCTCCTAGGGCCGCACGCATTCCGGTTACTGGGTTACTTAATTCCTGCCTGACAGACGGGGCTGCCCTTTCTTTTTCCAGCCGGAGTCTGAATTCAAACTCTTCGTTCTCGGTCATTTCATGTCCTGAGACTTCTTCCACTGCTGGTAGCGTTTTTCTTTCTCTGCGTCAGAGTAGATAGGAACGCCTTGAACCTCAGTCTCTATACTCAAAGACCTGACTTCCGGCTCGCCATTCTTGGCTTTCTTGTCTTCGGTGGAAGGGCCGGCTTTTTTGATCCTTACGTAAGTACCTTTCAGGAAGCCCTCCAGCCTGTCCAGCTTGCTCTTGATGGTTGCGTCGTTATCCAGCGGACTCGGCACGAATCGAGCAACCTCCCTTTCCACCTCAATCTCCGGCACGGCAGCACCGGATTGAGCGCGCAATTTCGCCTCTATCGCGTTATAGATAAGCGAATAGGCGGTCCTTGCATCAGTCCCAGGAGCACCGGCAAATCCGGGCGTGTTAAGGCCCAATACCATTGCCCGATCTACCTTGCCTCCGGGCAGAATCATTCCCCTGAACGTAGTAAGATCGGAAATGGCGGTATCGACCAGTTGGGTCTTGGCGGCTTGTTCCGGCGTCATTCCCCCAACATTGACATCGACCAGCGAGCCTTTAGGCGCCGGCTTGCCTTGTGGAACAAGTTTCGGCGTACCGTCTTCGTTTCTTCCCACCACGGCGTAGCTCTGAATCTCGGCCTTGCCGTTTACCATCTTTCCGGTCGGGAGTTCGACAAACTGGACATTTCTTCCGGTTTTTTCTTGCGTCAATTTCTGCGCGTTGATCTCGGTGTTTGCAAGCTCCCGCCATCTCTTTGCCTCGTCGTCCTGCCCGAAGCGCGTCGCAAGCTCAGAGCGGCGCATGTAGTCGTCGATAAGGGTTCTCTTGCCCTCCACTACAGTCGCGCCTTCCGGGGTTGTGACCGGAGGCGGATTTTCGTATTTCGAGAGTTCTTGTTCGTAAGCGGCGCGCAATTGGTTGGCCTTCTGCGTTTTCGCTTGCTCGGCCACCATATCGGCCTGCGTCTTTTGCGTGGCTACAGACGGCCCGGCCAATTGCAGATCTCCACCGCCGTACTTCTGCGTGAGGAGCTGGAATTTCTCCGGGGTCATCGCGCCAGATTCAACCGCTCTTGCGCCCATCTGAAGAATCAGTTGAGCCCTTTGTTCCTTGACCTGCTCGAACTGCTGCCGCCTGCGCGAGTTTTCTTCAGCGACCTGAGGCGAAGAAACGCCCCCGGCAATTCTCAGGTTTTGCCCGATTTCCTCCAGAAGATTAGCCATTACGCTATTCCGCCATACTGACCGGCTGAGGGGTTATAAGGCGTACCCCCGCCACCAAAGTTGATCTTGGAGAAAATATCTCCCAAGGCGGCGAGAGTATTTCCAGTAGAGGCCGCTCTTAATTGCCCCGCCTGGCCTATCTGCTGTCCTGCGCCGAGGATTCCGGCAATGTCAGCCTGAGAAAGACCAAGCGCAGATAACTCTTGTTGCAGGTTCTGTCCGGCGACAGAGGCATAAACGTTATCCAGGTTTTGAAGTTGCGCCACGCCCTGACCGGCTGCCGAGAGACTTTGCACATCGGTATTGGCAATATCCCCGAGAATCCCTTGTCTCGCCTGAATGCCCTGCTGCCTCGCTTGGGCTATTCCAGGTGCCGCAGCACTTTCAAAGTTACCCAGTGCGTTCGCCATGAAGGAAGAGCCTCCCAAGCCCCTGTCCGTCAAACCCCTGCTCAGTTGCCCTCTCTGGAGGGCGAGTCTCTGTAGGATGGGGTCAAGGAAGGCGTTGTCGTTGGTCTGCCCGTAGAGGTCATCAAGCCTTCCCCTGGTTTGTCCAAGCCCGGAAAGCGTGCTGTCCAGTTGAGGTCTGAGAATGGATTGATACTCTGGAACGTTGGCAAGGCTTCGCTCCCTCATTTCCCGGATGGAGGGGTCGATAAAAGCGAGCTGTTCCTGGGGGGCGCGCGACGCTCTCAGCCTGTCGAACAAACCACCGAGAAATCCACCGCCAGCGGATTGCGATTGAGGAGCAAATCCTGAGGCCGGACCTACGTAGCTGCCGTACTGAGTTCTACGGGGAGCGGTTGAATAGTCCAAGGCCCTATTCGCAACGTCGGCCTGGGCTTGCGCGCCTTTCTTGGCCTGCTTGCCGGCGTAGATCGAAGCTGCCGCGCCGATTACCGCGCCTGGCACGGCTTTTCTCCAGCCAAAGCGAACATTCCATTACCCACGTAAGTGACCATGATTCCGTAATCCCTCATCTTCCAGTACAGGTTTTTGCTTTCAGGGGTCGAACCAAAAACGCAAAGACTCACGTCTTTCGAGTATCTGACCCAGTTGAAAAAAGCTACCGTAGTCCTCAACACATTCCTGTGACTGGCCCATTTGAAATAATCCACATCCGGTTTGATAACAAAGCCGTCGCTTTTAACCAAGATCGTCGCTATAGGTCCTCTTTTAGAGGGGAAGACGTCGTTCCTGTCCTCAACCATCCAAGCGGAGTCGTATTTGGATAAGACTTCCAGCATCACATCCGCGAAATCTTCCTGGGCTACTTCACCTAGACCGAACGTCCCGGCTTTGTGAGCGGCCCACAGAATCCCCATGTCTTTGCCATAGTCTTCCCCATCCACTATGGACATCGCCCTTATGTGCGGGCCTTTCCTTAAGATCCGATCCCTACGTAATTTCGACGTGATCGACGAGGAAGTTCTTTTCGCTTGCGACTGACGCGGTGAGGAAAAACCCAGGCCCCTTGCCTGTGGGGGAGAAGCCTTTTGTTGCGACTTTCCCCGCGAACTCGAATCCCTGGTTGAAGTAGATGCTTTCGGAGAAGTAGATAACCCCTCCGAAATAAATCCCTGTGTCTCCTGTGGGAGGTCCTTTGAGTCCGATAGTGCAGGTTGTTTCGTTGAACTCCTCTCCCCAGTCGAAGGTGAGGTCGAGGTTGACTTCGTTAAGCCTTCTGTATTGAACTCGTCCGGGGATGACGTGTCTACGGAAGTCGATTTTGGCAAGCTGAGAGTCGATGAACCGCGTTTTCCTTTTGGTTGTGATTGCGGTATCTCCACCGTCTCCAATGCCTTCTCCGTTGAGGTCATAGATTTGTCCTGCACTGCCTCCGAAATAAACCGTAAACTCTTCAGTCCCCGGTCTCCGCATGTACTTCGCCGCCGAGGTGTTGAAACCATTTCCGTGTGTGGTTTTGTAGACCGACCAAGGACTTTTTCCTGTGGGGAGCATGTCCTTGAACAAGACAAGAACTTTCCCGCTCACGAAGAAATGCACTTTCTGATTGGTCTGGTCGTAAACTACAATGGCACCTTCAAGACCTTCCACACTCGCGGGAATCCATTTCGAGAGATCATCTGTAGCAACATCTCCGAACTGATCCGTAGCAACGAGGGATTCGACATTCCCACCTGCTCTCATGTAAACGACATCGTTGCCGATGTTGGCGATGGACTCGTCTCCGATCGCAGCACTTCCAGCGTAGAACTCTGCCCAGTCGAAATTTGTAGAGTCTGACCCCGTGAGCTTGAAAAGCCGTCCTTCTTCAGTTGAGATAATCAGCTGGTCATGGAAAACCGCTACTCCGTTTATGGCTCTCAGGTCTGGAACGACCATGAAGAAGGCTTCGTTTCCAGTGGTGAAACTGGAGTCCCCGACTCTTATCGAGGAGTTGTAATTCTCGGGGTCTTCGAACGCGCTTCCTAAGACCAGGTGCGGGAAGGAACTCGATCCTTCCGTGATGTTGAAGAGCCAGACCCTGTTCTTATGGACTACGCCGTATTTCGCAAACAGGGTCCCCGCTAATCCTGTCGTAAGAGTTGAAAGCGTCGTTCCGTTCCATTTCTTGACGCTCGTCAACTTCATCAAATCCGTAATGACAAGATACTCACCAAGAGGCCAGTAGGTATCTCTCAGTTTCGAGGAGGCGTTTACCGTTCCCCTTGAAGTGAAAGTGGCAGACCCGTTCCACTCGTAAACCGTATCTCCGGACTGAACCAGGGTTGTCTGAGTCCCAGTCCTTGTTACGAGCTGGAGAAAACCCCTGATGTCAGAGGCGTTTGTACTTACCGCTACCGAGTCAAAAGGCGCTCTTGGTTTGAATGCGAAGTTCGAGTCGGAAAGCTCGAAGTTCTGGGAGTCTGTGTACGCTTCTCCTATATCTGGATAGTCGTTTTCATTTAAGCCATAAGGAAAGAGAATCCTCATCGGTACGAATATCCATAAGTACCATGCGGGTTCCTGCCTTTCATCAGCCTTACCAGTCTGCTTTTCCCGGTCTGATAGGAGGCGTCATTGGCTAAAACCGCATCCACGTTCTGCGCGTCTTCAAAGAGGAACTTGAACCTTCGAGAAGCTGTAGAACAAAAAGCCTGCGCCTCCATCTCGTTATGGAAAGGAAGGTTGTCGGTCGAGTCATCGACCGATACGTCCTTTTCATAACTGTAGGTCAGTGTTTCGGCCGCATCCGGGGTCGGATAAAAGGCGACCTGTTTCGTAGCCGCGTGCTTGAAGTACCACCAGGTCGGACTTCCTGTTTGAGTCGCGTAGTTGATGTTGTCGATCTCAAGAGCCTTTAGGCCCCCTGGGTATTCGACAATGAATCGGCTTCCTGTGGTGAATTTAGGAATACCAAAGAACTGGATGAAGTCTGGAGCGAGAGAGTAAGTCGAAGCACTCGCCGAGGTCGTGATCGTTCCAGTTGCAAACTCGTAATCCACAAGCCGGTCTGAAACCAGATCGTTCAGTTCGTCCTGTATTGCAATAATCGCCAGATTCAGGGTGGCGTTGTGCTGAACGTCGTTGAAAGTCGTGATGTCGTCGTCGTCCCCGCGGATGATGTTGTTGCTTCTCAATACGCGGTTGACTGCTGACAAAAAATTCATTTGTTCTCCGTAAGCTTCCCGAACGCTTTCTGGAAAGCGTCAAAGACCGCTTCCTTGTATCCGTTCAGATTCTGTTTCGAGGCCATCATCGTTCCCCTCAAATGCGGTGCGTTCCACATGAAAACGTGTTCTCCAGAATCATCGACAACCATGATCCCGACCATCGTCCCTCTCGGTTTTTCCTTCTTGATCTGAGGGGTCGGGCCTATCGCAGAAGAAAGTCCTGGCGTGTATTTCTCTCCGAGGACTTCTTTCCCGATCTCCTGCATTTTGTCGTAGCGCTCCCTCTGTCTCCTGGCCTTGATCTTTCGGTACTCAAGATCACCGACCTCGCGGCGCAACTTGATTCCCTCTTCCTGTCGTCTGAGTATCTCTTCGTTATCCATAGAAAAGGGGCCGAGTTTCCCCGGCCCCAAAAGGTTAAAGCAACTTGCTTGCTCCGGTTCGTACCTTGACGCCCCAATCTGCATTGAGTGTCTTAGCGGCGAACCACGTCTTCCACGCCAGGCTTCCCATTTCGTTGTACATATCGAAGATGCCTGAAGTACCCGGCTGGTGAACGATCAGTTCAACAGCAGGCGGCTTCATCGGATCGTACATTTCGTAGGAGT